GGGATCATTATATTTTAAGGTTTAAAAAATTCATATCCGGCTGGCAGGATCGGGGATATAAACACATTCCAGAGGAGGCGCCGGAAGAATTAGAGGCTAAATGCTGGGCTCCATCCTGGCGGCGATTGTGCAAGGTATTATTACGGAATGATTATTGGTGCAAGGGTTTAGGGCAAACGCAGCCGTTATCCGATGCTTATATGAAATTCAAGGAAATAATGAAAAGCAAGGGCAAAAAGTTAAGGGGTAAAGATCATACAAATTATGAATTGCAGATAGAAGTTATAGCAGAGGAGGGACGGTTATTATGAAGCCAATAGATCACTATCTTGAAATCATCGAATGGCACATGATTAACCAGAAGGTAAACGGTAAAAGCCTTTGTTCGGCCTGCGGCGAGGAAATCAAGGCGAGACCGGATCTTGCTCATGTAAAATCAAGGACGGAAGATAATTTGCAGAAGTGGCCCCTGTTTACGGACAGCATCATCAATACTTCCGCACAGCACCGGGGGTGCAATGTAAACCGTTATCTTGCGTGGGGCAAAGAGCCCCCTTCTGATCTGCTATGCGAGAAGGCCGAAAAGTATCTCAGGGATAACCCGAAAATATGCGAGTATGTCAATGGCCCCGGTAATCACGAGTTCAGCCTTGATGATATTTGGGATGAAATTAAAGCGGGGTTTAATGATGAAAATTGAAATCACAAAGAAAGAATGGCTGAAATTGTTACGAGACTATAAAAAAATCCGGTCCGGTGTGTGGTTTTGGAAGCGGGGGATGAAGACTGAAAAGGAGCTGCCATTATGAGCCCTGATAAACGCCATTGTGAAGACTGTTACGAAAGCGGCGGGGAAATATGCCCGATGAAAGACAAGAAATACTGTATTGTATTTCCGCAATCAAAGAGTAAGAATCAGATGGAAAAGCGGAAGGCAGAAAAGGAAACGGGCGACAATTTCTCGGTATATGACTTTGGTAAGGGATCCGATGAATGACAAAAAACCGGATTATACCCCTATTGAAAAGATAAACTATCTTGTGCCTATCGCTCAAAGGATCATTAACAAAATAGATATTGATTTAGAGAAAGCAGAAGAGATTATGAAAGGAATTGACGAAAGCTGAATATCAAGTTATAATAAGCATATGGTTATTTTAAAAGACCTTTTGTTATTTATAATTTCTATCCCCATCACTATATTATTATTCATTTCAATATTATTTGAAAACCTATTTAGATTTGCAGATATCGGATTAACGTATATACAGCGTAAATTATTGAGGGGTAAATAATTATGACAAAGTTAGGCTACACAATAAGTAATGAGACCGGGACTGTTGACCTCACAGAAGAGGAAGCAAGGGAAATATACGAGAACCTTAAATCAATGTTTGGTGATGACTTATCGCCAATAGTCAGGGAATATCTTGAAGTTCCTAATACCAATGGAGATATTGAAACAATTCCTGAAAATATAGGGGAATAACAGGTGAGTAACGGCGAAACATTCAGAGAACATCCTGAAAGGATTTGGCGTAAAGGCCGTCCGAAAATGTCAGTAACCCTTCAAAAAATACGGAAGTATTCAGCCAATGAATTAATAGAAACATTCGGTAAAATCATATCGTTAACCCCGGAAGAGGTTGAGAAAGTATTCGACGATCCTTCATCAACCATTTTAGAGCAGGCGCTTATAAACGCATTGAGGAGTAAGAACGCGCCTTTAATGAACCTTGTCTTAGACCGTGTAATGGGCAAAGTTCCAGAAGAGGTAACGCTCAAGACAGAAATAAAGCCTGTCAAGGTCAATCTGGAAGGCAAAACAGAATCCGAATTGAAGGTTATGCTTATGGAAAGGTTATCGGCTCTAAAGGCAGTTAAATGACGCTTCAAGAGCGCATTAAAGCATTATACCCTGAAAGCATAGAAACTGCTTATCAGGCGTATCAGATATTCCTTCCGGAATCAATCATTGATTTTATTGAAAGATACTGTTTTACTTATGATCCCAGAGTCAAAGATAAAGTAATTCCATTCTTTCTATACCCGAGACAGAAAGAATATATAACTTGGTTATGGGAGCGCTATAAAAACAGGGAATCCGGCGGGGTTGATAAAGCCCGAGACGTAGGGGCAAGCTGGCTTACAATCGCGTTCGGAGTATACCTGCTATTATTCCAGGACAACACATCAATCGGCTTATTTTCATTCAAGGCCGATAGCGTTGATAAAATCGGGGATATCAGTACGCTATTCGGCAAGGTAAGGTTTATCCTGGACAATCTGCCGCCATTGTTTACAGATGGCATCAAGTCTAATTATTTCTATATCAAGAACAATTCAAACGGGTCTGACATTTCGGGCGCTTCCGGTGAACAGCCGGACAGAGGTGGCAGGCGATCAATATATTTCAAGGATGAGTCAGCATTTTACGAACACCCTGAAATGATTGAGGCGGCACTATCAGAAACATCAGATTGTATAATTGACATATCCACTCATCAGGGAACGAATACATTATTTTATCAAAAAGTATCATCAGGGGCCATTCCTGTATTTATATTCGAGTGGTTTAGCAATCCTAATCATACACAGGAAATGTACAATGTCAAGCGGCAGGCGGCTTTAGACCAGGGTTTAATACACATATTTCAGCGTGAAATAGACAGGAATCCAGGGGCCTCTATCGAAAATGTCGTAGTCCCTACCGAATGGGTAAGATCTGCTTTGCAGGATAAATTTATAATCACAGGCAAGCGGATAAGCGCCCTTGATGTTGCGGACGGCGGGGTAGACACGAATGCTCAGTGTATAATGGACGGTAATCAACTCATATCTATAACAGAATGGGGTGATACACAGGATGTAACCGCTACGAGCGAGAGGGCTTTCTGGACAGCGGTTGATAACGATTGTGTAGAATTCCGCTATGATAATATCGGTGTAGGCGCTGATGTGCGTGGAGCTGTAAGAAAAATCAAAGAGGCTATAGAAGCGATTCCAGAAGCCGAAAGAACAGACAGGCAAAAGAAAGCCCTTGATATGAAGATTGTCGGATGGTCCGCAGCCGGAAAAGTTATTGACCCGATAGAATCTGACACCGGGGATAAGCGCAATGATGAGCTTTTCGAGAACGCGAAAAGTCAGGCATATTGGCGCGTACGCTTCCAGTTTTTCAATACCTGGCGCTATGCGAACGGTAAGGACTGCGATCAATCACAAGTTATTTCATTCGCAAAATTGGCAGGTCAGGCTATAATCAATAAATTTATGAATGAGATAAGCCAGCCGCAAAAAGATACATCGGCATCGGGTAAAATTATAATCAACAAGAAACCTAAAGGCACAAAAAGCCCGAATATGATGGAAGCGCTTATTATCGCAAGGGCAAAAATAGAAGAGTTCACATATCAATCTGATGTATTTTAGGAGGGTTTATGTCTGATGAATCAATGGAGTATAAGCTATCAAAAAATCAAGCAAAGGCAATCTTGAAAGGACAAAGAGGCCGGACAAATCATTACCGCAAGAAAGGCATTATACAATCGCAGCCCTTGAATCTCAAAATCTATGATAACCGCCAGCGCATAGTAAAGCGGGTATGCCCAATATGCAGGAAGAAATTCGAGACAAAGCACATTGGCGGGTATATGCACTGCAAATCCTGTGACAACAAATAGGCAGGTTTTACAATGTCAGGAATTGCCGATAATACAATAGTTTGCAAAACTTACGAACGGACGGGCGGGAGAGGCAAAAAGAGGCCGACTAAGAATTGCGGAGCGCCCGGAGAAAAGAGGAAATTCCGTAATCAGATATGCAGGAATGAGTATAAACCAGAATGGCGGGACTTGAACGAAATAAGCGAAGCTATCCAGGACCCTGAATACATCAGTTTTGCCATTGATTGCATTGCTGACAAAATAGCATCAGCTTGGATGCGTGAAAAGTACGCAAGGAAGGGGTAAATGAAATTCAGGATTTTAGAAGATACAACAAAGCCCGAAGGTATAAAATACATCGTTCAGAAAAAAGTGTTATTCTTTTGGCATAATCTTGATGGATTGCGTTATATTAATATCGACCTTGCAAACAAAGCTATTGCCAATTATATCAAGCACAAAAAAACAAACTGCATTAAAGTGATCGAAACATCGGAACCCGTTATAACAATAAGTCCGAGAGTCCAATAAATGAAAGATCAGCTTGCATTAATGCCAACCCCTATTGAATCAAAGCGGTTGGAGCCTATCGAGACAAAAGATATTCAGTACGGCATATCAATGGACACGATATTCGGGAATACCGATAATGAGCTTGGGAGCTGGTTATCGGCGACAATGGCTTATTACCTATTTGCAGCTGTCGATTGTGTGCATAATGCCATTACAATAGTCAGTGATGAGTTTAGCCAGATAAGGCCGGTATTGCAGGACAAGAAAACAAAAGAGTATGTACTTGAACACGAGGCGCTTTCCCTCATTGAATCCAATGACATGCGCTGGAACGAAACCCAGGTTAAAAAAGAATTAATGATTTCATTTATGGCAGGCGGTGAAGCCTTCCCGGTTATAGGCGGCAACGTCAATTATGATCCTGTCAGCTTCCGGCATTATCCAGCGAATACAGTATCAGTAATGCAGGGATCGGACGGGTATATTCAAACTATCATAGGGTCATATCAAAATGTCATAACCACTTATAACCGTGCGATAGATACAATGGCTTATAAAAACGGCCTCAATACATACCTCTTTGAAGATCAGATACAATTAAACCAGATGATGCATATTATCAGCAACCGCAGGAGAAATTATTTAAGGGCACAGTCCGACCTTGAATCAGTTTATTATCAGGCCCTTATGAAATTCTATATCGGTATGCATAATACAGGCATAGTCAAGAACGGGTCAAGGCCGTCCGGTAAATGGTCCCCTGACGGCGGCGCGTTAAGCCAGGATCAGTATAAAGCGTTCAAGTCCGCTATTCAGGAGGGGCTATCCGGGCCGCCTAACTCCGGGAAAAACATTATCTTGAACGGGCCGACAAAATATGAAAATCTCCTCATCACTTCCCGTGATATGGATTTTGTGAACCTGATGAAAACATCGGCGGTCGATGTTTACAATGCCTATCGAATACCACTTCCCCTTGTGACCACTGAAACAATGACACTGGACAATTACAGGCAGGCAATTTATATGCTCTATGATCTTGCCGTGCTGCCGAAAGCAAAGTTTATGTTCAAGAACCTGGGAGACTTTATACTCGCAAGGTATAAGGACGGGAACAGGTTTAGAATGGTTCTTGACGAGCGGGAAATTCCGGCATTAAAGCAGCGCCTGTTCGAGCGCGGTCAATCAATGAGAAATATATTTGCGTTTACCGAAGATGAAATAAGGGCCGAAGCGGGTTACGTTGCGCGCGAGGACGGCAAGGGCGATACGATTTATATACCTGCGACTTACATTGATTCCGGGAAAGGCGATGAGGAATACCAGGTCGATCCGTTTATCATAGCCGGTCAAAAGCCGGGAACGCAGACAGACGATACACCGGAACCTGACGATAATATCGACAACATCAATAAAACTAACCTTGACAAAGGATCGGCAGGGACAAATGGCAAGCCTGTAAAAGCAAAGAAGGGCAAATGAAATATTTCCTTTTTATGACCTATCACAAGATCATTAATAGGATAAAAACATTTTGGCCCCGGTTTAAATTATATTGGCTGTCCCTTTATTATGCAATTTTGAAACTCAATGTATCGTTATGGAAAAGGCCCGTTGACAGGCAGAGCTTAAGAAGCAAAGGGAAATCAGAGCTTGCAAGGCGTGTCATTGATCTGGTCGCAGAAAAGCAGGGGCTTAACCCGCAATTTGCGTCTTTCGAGGAAATTAAACGGATGCCGAAAAGATTGTTGATAAAGCATATTTTATCATTATCGCAGGAACTTGGGAAATGACTAAGATAACCGAAAAACGCATACTTGCTAAAGCCACGGAAATACTTAGGGCTAAGTATGCCTTAGAGTCCAAATTTCGGCCTCTGGTGGGCGCTTTTTTTGCCTTATGTAAGGCGGCTTCCGTCAGGGCGGGTGATTCCTTGCCCTCCAGCGAGGGCATAATTAATAAATATGCCAATCATATAGTCGATACGCTGTTTGAGGGCCATACCGATAGAACTAAGATCAAGGCAAAAGTAATAAAGAGCATATCTAAGACCGTCAAGGTCCATTGGAAGTCAATAGACAAAACATCGAACGAAAAATTGAAATTATCTCTTCAGGCAGCCAGGGACGCGCACGATACGCCGGAACTTAAAGCCGCTATGAGCAATCGCAGCTTAAATCTTACGGCATCAAACATATTCGATGGATATAGCCAGGGCCGGATTGACAATATAGTCATAAGCGAAACGACCGGCATTCACAACAAGGCCAGGCTGTCAATACTCACTAATTGCGTGCCTGAATATAATGCCGCTATTGAAGATGAGGACTATGATGAGGCTGAAGATCTTGCAGACCTTGCCGATTCAATTCAGATTGACGACGCAAACGATAATCACAGGATAGTCGGGGTTGTATTGATAGCGGGGGGAGCGGAGCCGGAGGAACCGGCAGAAGAAGAAAAGCCCGTTGAATTAATGCAGACTTGGGCCGCTATGGATGATTCAGACACTTGTGTTATTTGCCAAGAGCTTGACGGTCAGACCGTTCCTATCGGCGAACCTTTCACGGCAGGGGGTGAAGATTATTACGACCCTGGCGATACGCACAACCGTTGCAGGTGCGATATAATAATGTGAGGTAGGTATGTTAAAACCAAATGAAAACAAAGCCATCAAGGATTTCTTTATACACCCGCAGACTAAAGAAGAATTAACAACATTAAAGGCGAAAGTCCAGGGCGTACCGGCGCAATATCAATTCGCCTTCCAGATTGAAGGGCATAGCACGGGGTATGAATTAACCTGCTGGGTCGAGGGCGCAAGTTATGATGAAGCGAGCGAAAACGCAAAAGCAGAAATCAGGCGGCGAGGATTCACGACAGGCAATATAACCTTGACATTAAAGCATTTGCAAAATAAAATATATGGAGCAAATAGAGGGGTAACGAAAGGATGAAAGACTTCTGGAAACTATTCGACCGTATCTATGTTATCAATATTCCCTCACGTTCTGATCGTCTCCAGTCAATAGAGGATCAAATGAAATCCCTGGCAATTCCTGAATACACCCGGAAAGACGGAATTATAGTCAATGCAGGCGTAACGCTGAAAGACAGAGAGGCCGGATGCAAAGCAGCGCATCTCAATATCATCCGGGAAGCAAAAGAGCTTGGTTTAAACCGTATTCTTATATTTGAAGATGATACCGTATTCGAGAGCAACGCAAAAGAAGTACTTCAAAAGTTCAAAGAATTTATAGCGGCTACGGATTATGATATATTCTATCTCGGGGCGAATGTATTTGAGGGGCATTATTACTGCCTTCATGCCTATATCGTCAATAAGCAGTTCTATGATAAAATGCTGTCTTACGAATCAGTCGATAAGCCGATTGATGTTTCGATAGCAGAAGGGCTGGGGAATTTCCTTTGTGCGAATCCCAGGATAGCTTATCAAAGATCAGGATATTCAGATATTCAGAAAACGGATATTGTCTATGACAAATTACTCAGGGAGGGAAAATGATATACGATGGCCAGAATTATTATATTCTTAAAAGCGGGAATAAAGTATATGCGCATAATGGAATTATCGGACTTGATCCGGATGCGGAGTTTATCTCCGAAGGGTATGATGGCGGTATTTGCGGATTTAAGGATGATGAATATACAAAAGATGATCTTATGGAAATATCTGATTTTATGATATTGCAATGGAAGAATTTCAAAGAAAAAGTAACTAATAGTCATTAGGAAATAAAAATGAAAATTGATATTATCATTCCCTCGAAGAATCGGGCGTGCCAATTACAGCTATTGCTTCGGTCTATCGAAAAGTATTTTAAAAATGTCGGTAAGATATTCATAATCTATAAGGCGACCGATGGATCCTTTCAAAAGGGTTACGACAAATTAATGGGGTTAAATCCTAATCTTACTATCGAATGGATACCGGAGGGGAATTTCGGAGAGCAGTATAAAGACGTACTGACTAATAGGATGAAAACCGATTATTTTCTTGGAATCAGTGATGATTGTGTGTTTCTGGAAGAAACGGTAATC